TTTTGTTGACTTAGGCATTTTGAATGTTTTGTTTGGTTTCATGATATATATATCCAAAGTTAATTTTAGAGTTAAAAAATGGAGGCGAAAAAATCGCCCCCATGTGTTTAAGCCGGAGAATTTTCTTCTTGTAATAGTTTAGGAGAAAATTGTTTTAACTCCTTACCTATCTCAATTTTCTTAGGCTTTTTGTGTTCAGGAATTACATTGATAAGACCAACACGCAGAATACCATCCTTAAACTCAGCGCCTTGAACTTCAATGGTGTCAGCTATCGTCAGCTTCTTAGTGAACGATCTGGTACCAATACCTCTGTGTAGATACTGAATATCAGTCTGACCTTCTTTCTTTTCACCTGTAATTGTCAATGTACTATCCTCAACAGTAATTTCAATTTCACTTTTGTTGAAGCCAGCTACAGCGAGCTCAACAACATAACGAGACTCATCAAGTTTAATGATATTGTGTGGAGGGAAAGTAGATGTGGCTTTTTGGACATCCATATTCAACAGTCTATCAACATCATTAATAAACTTTTCAAATCCAAGTGTAGAATGAGCCAATGGCCCGAATGTAACACGTCCTAGTGTCATAGTTTTCTCCTTTTAAGCGAGTTAATAATTGTGACCCATTAGGCGTCACAGTTTTATTTATCCAGTTTTACGAAGGCTGCCTTGTTAGCCAAATATGTGCGTTGAGGGTTAGCTTCTTCATAAACCCGAATAAATTCCATTTCGTTCATACGATAAACATCATCATAGTCTAAAGTATAAACTACAGTTCCTTGATAAATGTTTTTTAGTCTTACAGGATTCTTCACTTTTTCCATAGCTTATTATTTTAATAGTCTTGTGATTTTTTACCAATATTATATTTAGGAATTAATTCCCATTCATCTTTATCTTTGAAAGAAATAATTTTTATCTGATGAAGTGGTGCAATATTGTTTTCCATAATTCTTTTGTTTAAAATTTTAACGAGACCCCATTCTTCAAGTAGTGCAGCTATAGCGTTGCGTCTTTGTACATCGTTCTCTGAAATATTAGATGGTTTACCGTCAAGAGCAAAAAGTTCCTTAAAATGTACGATATAATATCTGCCTTGTTTGTGTAATATATGGCAAGATTGATACAATACTTTTTCTTTTCGTGACGATACACCAATTCGAGTAAGAGTTTCTCTTACTTTTAAGAAATCATCCTGTTCATTGAGAGTAACCTCAACGAATTGTGTAAGGTCGACCATATCACTTCCTTAATCCACCGGTATCGGTTTGTTCTTTTAATTGTTGGATTTGTTCATCACTAAGTAGGCGGATCGCTTCACGAGCTTTTGCGTCTGATAGTCCATACATGATCTTGACACATTCTAAATCTTCACCTTTTTCAGCCTTAACCCACTTAGCAAATGGTCTTTTTTTAGACCGTATGGTATTTAGTAAAAAATCGTTCTGACACTTATTATCTAGAAAATGCCGGCGGTTCATCTCGTTTGCATACATTATACAGTCAAGATGGTAGGATAAAGAACGATTTGTAAGAAAAGGACTGTACTTTTTCTCAGTCTCCTCATCAATAATTAACTGTTTTTTACCTTGAAGTATCTGATTTACATAATCAAATGGGCTCATATTACCATCCTCATAAGGCCAATTGTGTCGATTGTCGTTAAGAGCAAGTAGTTAGCCAGCATTCCAAAACTTCTGCGAGTCCAAGCAGCCCAAGCATAGATGCTGCAACCGAGAATCCAAATAGGATAGAGATATAAAAGGGGCGGAGTGGGTACCGTGAGAGCCATTGTAATCGAACACCCAATACTAATAGCCCAAGCAAGCAACTCAAGCAAAAAACGAGCAGAGTTAGAATTCCAATCATCTTTGATCCATTCTATAGTTGGTCTTAATAAATCATTCATTATAAAACTTATCTAAATTTGATATGTTAGACATGTATTTTTGTGAAATAGAATTCGCATTTAATTTTTTGTTATCATTTTTTTCAGCAAAATTTAAAAAAGGTATTTCACCAAATATTTGTTGATAATATAATATATTTTCCGATTCTACTGTGCTCAACCAATTTCTTTTTTTATCATTATCAATATGATTTGGAATTATAAAACAAACAAATATTTTTTTTCCGTTTAGAATTTCGTTTTGTGTCCAAGGATGTTTTAACTTACCGTTTTTTTTAGTATTATGATCCTTCATTCTTTTATGGAGTAAAGTTTCTACTCTGCCTTTATTTTTTTTTCTATTTTTTAAATCATATGTGTGAGTTTTTTCTAAACCCCCCGACATCCCTATGTAAAAAACTTCTCTGGTAAAAAAAGGCCATTTATGATCTTCAGGTTTTTTATCGCAACAAGCAAAAGAATATACTGCACTTGTAAAAGTGTTTGTATATTTGTAAATTTCCTCAAAAGGAATCCAAGTAGTTTTTTGTCCAGATAAAGTATTCATTATATAAACTCACAATTTACCATCAATTCTGTTAGACACGCAACAGTATTAATTTCTTGGTCAGCAACAAAAGCCGACTTGTATTGATAGTCAGCAAGAATAATGACCGCTTGAGGAATCGAAGCAGGCTTTAATGTATCATACAACGCATCATAAATTTTACGGAAAAATAAATTCTGATCCATATCGTTTGATGCGACCCATTTACGAATTGCACCAAAATCTTTTTCAGAAATATACTTTACAATTTCTTTGATAGACACATCACCAATCTGTGCCAAAATTCCTGTATCGATTGCGCCGAATTGTGAATAACGCTGTAGTTCATTTAGAATACGGCGAAAATCAGGAAAATGTTTTTTGATTAGTTCAGCAATAACCGCTTTGTCAAAATCAATTTTTTCACTTTGCAAAATCGATTGAATACGCTTGAAGAACTGATTTGCCATCTTATCCTTCTCACCGTTTTTGAGTGAGAATTCAACAACGGCACAACGAGAATGAAGCGGATCAATAATGCGATTCTTAAAATTGCAAGTAAAGATAAATGAACAATTACTTGCAAATTCTTCAATCGCATTACGCAAAGCAGGTTGAGTTGAATTTGGATTTAAATAATCAGCCTCATCGATGATAATGACTTTCCTGCCACCAGAAAGACTCATCGATGAGGCATAATTTTTAATCTTGGTACGAAATGTGTCAATGCCTGATTCGTCAGAACCATTGATTACTAGATAATCGCACCCTATTTGATGACACATCGCTTTCGCTACGGTCGTTTTGCCAACGCCGGCCCCACCAGTTAATAGGAGATTGGGAATGTTTTGCTGCTTCACGTACTCCTGAAATGGTTTTTTCAGGCGCTCTGGCAGAATACAATCTTCTACTGTCTGAGGGCGGTACTTCTCTGTCCATAATAAATGTTCCATGGGAACCTTTCACATAAATCATAATAAATTAAGCTTTTTCAAGTTTAGAACCAGACTCAGTTGAGATCCAGTATTTCAATGCCACATTCTTGTTTACAAATTTACCAATACCTTTAGATGAAATTTGTACAGTATATGCACCAGGCATAATCTTATCAAGATGTTCGGTCTTAAAAATCATTTTATATTTGTTGCCATTACCTTCACCGATTTCTAGTGAATTAGTGTGAGCGGCATCATTTGTAAGGTCAGTACACACCACATTTACTTTTTTGCCATCAGATTCAACAACAACATGAGGTGAGGACAATACAGATGCACTACGCAGAGTCCATGCAAAATCATCAGCAGTAAAATCAAATGTGATTTCTGGATCTGGCATCGCAATTTCTTTCTCAGGCGGTGTAATTATCATCGTTGGTTCGCAGAAACGATACTTTGTGCGACTACGACCTTTGTTATTTACAATGACGATGTTTTTACCTTCAAACTCAAAGGTAGTATCATCTTTGCTAAGAGAGATTACAGATAAGAAATTGTTTACATCAGAAACACCAAAATCAGTAGGAATATCTTCTGCGATTGTGGCTTCTGCTAGAACATTTTTTAGTTTTGATACGGTCTTGAGCGTCTTACCTTTTTTAAAGTAGATGCCTTCATTGATAGAACCGAAATTCTTTAATACAGAAATTGTATTGCTTGAAAGTTTCATTTAAATACCTCATAATTAAGATTTGTCATTCACAGAGTATAATATATCATGTTCATACAGAAACATGAGGCAACAAAGAGCATGTGCTAGATGGTGTTTACCTGATTCTGGATCAATCTGTTCACCTTCTTTCCATGCCCACACATGCCTTTGTAGTGCATCAAAATACCTACGTTTAGAATCAGGTACATGCTTCCAATTATTAGGTTCGTACTTTTCTGCACCAAATGTCAATACATCAACTGTGGCTTTTAATGCAAGTGGTGGCAGTAAACCATATTGTAATTTACCACCATCAAACTTGCGACCACCAGTTTTTGCATTTTGAGATTTTGCTACTTCTTGCTTTGAAGCCATTACAACTTACCTGTATGTGCTGCAACTGCTGGCATATCACCTGTAAATGGATATGTTCCAATGTGTTGCGTTTTCATCCATGGGCATAACCAAACTTGGCCACCAATCTTACGCCACAACTGACAGAACATATAATCTTCACTTAGATAGCGATCAGATCCGCCACCTGTTGCCGAATCTTTTGTATCAATAATGGTATCAAAGTAAGCATGAATATAACGTGAACCATCAAAGTTAGCTTGGCCAACATGATCAGGTTTATACCGTAACTGTGGAAATGCCTTCTCAAGTTTTTCAAATACATGACGCTTGATCATCATATAACCAGTACCAATTTCCATAACTTCAAGTGGTTCTGTAACCTGAAAAGTTTTAGTACCATGTACCACATTGAATACATACTCACCAACTAATTTTTCTAATTCTTTTGGTTCCATATCAGGCCTACTTCTTGCTGCCTGAGCAATATTACCCCAATTGATTGATTTTTTAGGATAAGGACCGCCAATTACATCTTTATCAAGAGCCATCATAGCCAAAACATCTTGTGGATTGTAATGAATGTCCGAATCTAAAAATAAAAGGTGTGTACAACCAGAACGGAGAAATTCGTCAACAAGATAGTTTCGTGCTCTTGTGATAAGAGATTCGTTAAAAAGGAAGGAGAATTTTGAATCAATGCCGTACTTAGACATTACTGATTGTAAATCTAAGCAGGATTTAACGTACAGGCCGTGAGCCATGCCGCCGTACATTGGTGTTGCTATGAATAATTTATTTTGTTTTAGATCTTCAAGTTTAACTTTGATTTCCATAATGTACCCATAAAATAAAAAAGAGGAATCGACATTATTATTTATCGATTCCTCTTTGCTTTTCCTAAACTATTTTAGGCAAAAGCACGCTCACCTTGTGAACGAATTGCGGCGATGCCTTCAGCGACCATGCGCTTTGTCGGGCTGCCAAGGCGATAGAAAGAAACTTTGTCGCCGTTTGCATTGATGCGGCTGTTCAGGTAAATTGCATGACCTTCGTTACGCAGGTCATTGATGACTGCGGAAGGATTAGCAACACCGAAAAGGCTCTGCATCTTGGTTGCGGTAAGTGTGTTGTAGGCGCTGTCTTTGGAAAGATAGGCGAGGACTTTGGACTTAACTGACATTATATAAAACTCCATTAAAAAGGTCTCAACAAGGTAAAAATGTATTGAGCGGAGACCGTTCACTCAATATACATATAGTATCACAGGATGCGCTACTTGTCAAGAGATTTGTAGGCAAAGAAATAAAAAAGAACCGTTGTTGCCAACGGTTCAAGTGCCAAACTATTAGAAAGTTGATGCTGCATCAGCTTCAGGTTTTGCTTCTTCTACCACAGGTTCAGGTTGTGGTGCCAGAATTTCTTCGGCAGAAGCACCTGCATCAACTTTGGTATACAGATCAACAAAAGATGCCTTAGTGTCATCATCAAAGCGATTCAAACACAAAGTAATTGCCTTCATCTTATCACCAAAGATACCGTATGTTTCAACTATATGCACAAGGCGGCGAGTAGAAATCACTTCATCACAACCGCCATCAGCAAATGTTTTACGAATTACATCGGCCCATGTAACAAGTTTTTCGGCGAAATCATCGTCAGCTTTGCCAACTGATGCCAATTCTTTCTCAATAATTTTACGCTCAGTTTTTACTGGCGGAAATTCTTGTTCCATTGTGGTACGAAAACGCTCAAGAAAAGCTTCGTTCAACACATTGGTAAACATATAGCGACCATCATCTGAACCTTTACCTTTTGTATTCGCCGTAGCAAACACGGTGAAACCAGGTGCAGGTGAAATCAATTCGCCTTTCTTCTTCAGCATAAACGGTTTGCCTTCAAGTACACGCTGCAAAGAGGAAAGATTCTGAGCACCATAATCAATCTCATCGATACACAGAACGGCACCTTGACGAGCAGCAGTAGTAACAGGACCATCACGCCATTCCATATTACCATCAATCAGAACATAGTTACCAAGTAGATCACTCTCATCGGTTTCAGGTGTCATCGATACGCAAACAAACTTGCGTTTGGCTTTGGCACATGCCTGTTCAAT